TTTGCTTGATGAACATACAGAGTATTACTATCTAAAAGGGACTGATTTTACCAAGAAACATGTGAGGAAAAAATCATGGTAGATAATGTTGTAGACTTACCAGCAGGAAAAAGAAAACTTCATAACTTTCCAGCCGGTGAAGTAACACAAGACACACTTATGAATGAGTTGGGTTTATTACAGTTGGGTATTTTTGAGCCTCTGTATTTTTATGTTGACCCAGAAAAATATAGACATGAGATTCAATTGTTCGATAATGATTGGGTTAATTATCTACCAAAAGAAGGCAGACCTAATAACAGAGAGGGTCTTGCAATCACTAACTTGCCGGGCAAAACGCACCAAGACAATCCAAGTCTGCCACAGGCCAGCAGAGCAGCTGGAAGAAAACTAGATGATGCAGACTTCAACGAGTTTACAGAGTTATATCACTCATGTGAAAGTCTACAACCAATATGTGATGCGTTTAAGCCGTTGGGTAGAACTTTTATTGTTCGGTCAAATACTGGTGGATATTTTCCACCGCACAGAGATCACCCAAGTATACCTAGAAATTGTTTTAGAATAATTGTGTTTCTTCAAAACTGTGGGCCTCAACAATATGATTGGTTTATGGAGGATGACAAAAAACTTATGATTGAACATGGCAGAGCATACTATGTTAATACTAGAATGACACACAGAACAGTTAGCTGGGTTGACAAGAGTGACCATATGATTATGAACATACCAATGACAACGGAGAATGTAGAGAAGGTTATAGCTAATCTACTACACACGCACTAATGAAAGTATTTGCAGTTAGAATAGGTGATAAGTACGGACCAGAGTACGAGGAATATCTGGAAGATAAACTTTCAGATTATGAACTTGTTTGGATACGAGAACCTTATCATCCAGACGTTCAATTACAATGGAATAAGATGTGGGCCATGCAAACTGGCATAGATGAACCAGTTTGTGTCATGGATATTGATGTTGTATTGATAAATGATTTTAAGAAAATATTTGATTGGCCAATTGAACGAGGAGAGTTTGCAGCCATGCCTGGTTGGTGGAGAGATACAGATAGAGAGGGTTATAAAATCAATGGTGGGTTCTTTAAATACTATCCGACTGACTGCGAATATATCTATGAAAAGTTCATGCAAGATTATAAACACTGGCAGAGCTATTACATCCTAAATAAGACAACCACCGGCCCTGTCAATGGTGAGCAATATTTTGTTGAGGACTCTGTGAAAGAAAGATTGAAACTGACAGTGTTGCCGCCTCAATGGTTTACACGTTGGGTAACTGGAGAGGATATAATTTACGGAAAGAGCATGATGAAATTCAATGTCCAGTTAACGAGGAAGTATAGAGAAATAACTGGAAACGATTATATATTTTTAGGCGACGAGTTTCATTCTGATATAAAATTTGTTCATTTCTCGCACCGTTTCAACAAACCACATGAATGGGAGGGTTTTAAAAACCATGTTTGATTTTGTCGAAGAGATAAGTTTCGAGGAAATCAAAGAGGTGTGGGAAAGAGAGTTATGGCCTGATAAAAAGAATGGGGTTGCAAAAGCAAATGAGTGGACATGGTTCTGGTTGCAGAAAGAACTTGGTAAAGATAAACAAATGGCAAAGGATGCAGAGCCTACATTTATTGGTATCAGGTCTAACAATGAATTAGTTACCGTAAACAGCTGTTACCACAGTAATTCAAAGGGTGTATTTAATTATTGGAGATCAAGAGGGTTGTGGGTTCATCCAGACTTTAGAGGACAAAAATATTCCTCGGTTATACTCACTTGGTGTTTAGAACATGCAAAACTAAGAGGTGGCCACTGGATGTGGACAGTTCCTAGACAAAGTGCGATGCCTGCATATAAAAGTGTAGGGTTTATTCGAGAGTCAGATTGGTTTGATGATGGTCAGTATGGTCCAAACTGTATTGCATCTAAATACTTATAAATAGATGATAAGGAGCGTGTTATGGCCATCCCAGCAACAAAAGCAACACTAAAAACATATTGTCTAAGAGCTCTTGGTTTTGGAGTCATCGACATAAACGTGTCAGATGACCAGATTGATGACCGTATTGACGAAGCTTTACAATATTTTGCAGAATATCACTATGACGGTATCGAAAAAGTTTATTTGAAACATAAACTAACTCAAGCAGATGTGGATAGAGCTAACACAAATAATACCACCTCGGTCACAGATGTCTCCGATAACACAGTGACAGCAGATTGGTTAGATGGTAACGGATGGATTCCCACGCCTGACGCTGTTCTCGCTGTTGTGCAAGTCTTTCCAGTAACGGAAAGCACGACAGCTAATATGTTTGATCTTAGATATCAGTTGCGATTAAATGACTTATATGATTTTTCTTCAACATCCATCATGGAATATCAGATGACACTTCAACATCTAGATTATCTGGAGCATGTTTTGGTCGGTGAAATTCCCATTCGTTTCTACCAACATCAACAGAGACTTTATCTTGATATGGATTGGAATAACGATATGGATGTAGATGATTTTCTTATCATAGAATGTTACAGAAAACTTGATCCAGATTCGTTTACTGATGTTTACAACGACATGTATTTAAAAAGATACGCTACAGCTTTAATCAAAAGACAGTGGGGTGCAAATCTATCTAAGTTTAATGGTGTTGAGATGCTCGGTGGGGTCACCATGAACGGTGCAGATATATACTCACAGGCTCAGGAAGAGATAGAGAAATTAGAAGAACAAATTCAACTTGCATATGAGTTACCAGTTAACTACATGATAGGATAATTTTATGGCGGTTAATTCAGCATTTCACACAGGCAGTTCGACCAGCACTTTGGCTGAACGGAACTTATATCAAGAACTGATAACAGAGTCAATTCAAATATTTGGCCATGACTGTCACTATATTGATAGGGAGTCTGTTGGCGAAGATACTTTCTTAGGCGAGGATGCTCTATCAAAATTTGTACATGCTAGAAAAATTGAGATGTATACCCAAGATGTTAATGGTTGGGAAGGTGATGATTTGTTGATGAGTAAGTTTGGCCTCCAAGATATGAGTGCCGTTACATTTGTTGTTTCGGTGCCTAGGTTTCAAGACCTCACTCAACAGATTGCTATAGAAACTGCAACTGATACGACAGGTGGGGCGATACTATTAGAGGATGCCAGTATAGATCAATCTTCAGACTCCAGCACACTCGCTGGAGATTTTTATCTTTTAAAAGATACCGCACCAGATGGTAATAATAGGCCGTTTGAAGGTGACTTAATATTTCATCCGATATTTAAAATGTTGTTTGAGGTAAAGTCGGTTGAGGATGAGGAACCATTTTATCAAGTGGACAATCTACCTGTTTATAAAATGCAATGTCAGATATTCGATTATAGTTCTGAAAAACTGGATACTGGTGTTACAGCTATTGATGCTATCGAAGATAATTTATCAACTGACACATTGTTGTATCAATTTACTTTGGAACAGTCAAGTGCAGTCAACGAGAACATACGAATACATGATACGGCCACGACAAGAGGTCTATTGAAAGATGAAACAGATAATGACAATATCATTGGTGAGGATGACTCAACTTCAGTCGGTGAGAGCTTGTTACTTGAAACTGGAGAGTTCTTGTTACAAGAAGGATATATATTAGGACAAGGAGAAAGAGGAGACAGCGACATTGACAGACAAGCGCAAAATGAATTGTTTGATGAGCTGGATGATACAATATTAGATTTCACTGAAAATAATCCGTTTGGTGATGTAGGGAGTGTAGGATAATGTTAGGACAACAGTTTTACCATGAAACAATCAGAAAGGTTGTAATCGCTTTTGGCACTATGTTCAACAACATTCAGTTGGTTCGCAGAGATAATGATGGAACCGTAGTGCAATCAATGAAGGTTCCGTTAGCTTATGGACCTCGACAGAAGTTTTTAGCCAGACTTGCTGAAGACCCAGACTTGACAAAACAAGTTGCGGTAACTTTACCAAGGATTGGTTTTGAAATTAATGATTTGACATATGACCCAGCGAGAAAATTAAATAGGGTTCAGAAGTTCAAAAAAACTAAAACAGGCAACTCTAAAAAGCTTGAAACACAATTTATGCCAGTGCCATATAATATCGGTTTTGAGTTATACATTTTATCTAAAAACTCTGATGATGCCTTACAGATCGTTGAACAAATCTTACCATTTTTTCAACCAGATTATACCCTTACCATCAATGATATGGCTGACATGGGTATCAAAAGAGATGTTCCAGTAATTCTAAACAGTATCGGTTATGAAGATGACTACGCTGATGCAGAATTTGCTGCTAGACGATCTATCATCTACACATTGAGTTTCACTGCTAAATTTTATCTTTATGGTCCTGTCACTTCAAGTTCAATTATCAAGACCGTGCAAGTTGATCAGTTTTCAGATGTTAAGACAGCAATCCCTGCAAGAGAGCAAAGACTTACTGTCACACCCGATCCAACAACAGCTGATGCAGATGATGATTTTGGTTTTAATGAAACCACTTCATTCTTTACGGATGCAAAAAACTTTGATCCAGAAACAGGAACAGATAAGTGATGAGTAATAAGATTGATGAGGCTTTAGGAGTTACTGGTCCGTTTAAAATGCCAGCACAAGAGTTAGTAGATTCTGGCCAGTGTCCAAGGAGTCAAGAAGACTTTGGTGATTTAAATGATGCGGAGAAAGATTATGAATATCAGCGACAAAACTTCTACAATTTGGTCGAAAGAGGAACGGATGCAGTGGAAGGCATTCTGGAACTCGCCAAAGAATCGGACCATCCACGAGCATACGAGGTTGCCGGAAACCTTATTAAACAAGTGGCTGAGGTCACTGAAAAACTTGGTGACCTTCAAGAGAAAATGAGAAAACTAAAAGAGGTGCCAAATAACGCACCTAAAAATGTCACTAACGCTTTATTTGTAGGGAGTACAGCTGAACTTCAAAAAATGCTAAAGGAAAAGTGAATTGAAAGTGAAATATTTTAAGCCGGATGTTTTAAGTTCTATGAATCCGCCCATCATCACAGTAGGGCAAATTGTTCAAGCTTACATGCCGGTAGATAGAACTGACATATTTAATCCCTTCAATATGGTATATGAACCAATTCCCACCACGGAAAATTTCAACAAAACGTTTGAAGAGTGCTGCATGGATGCTGCTAAAGAACTGTGGAAATTGGGAAAACCCATAGAGCTCTTTTGGAGTGGTGG